ATTCATAATATTATGTAGGTGTTGATCCGTTATATCTTGACAGCCAATAGTTAGCGTTTTGTAAATGTTCTGATGCAGATAAAGCTCTATTATATGCATGTGCCGCTGCAATATCACCATTGAAACCTGGTATTGTTTGTGTTGCACCGATAACTGGAGTAGTTGCTGTTGGTCCTATAGCGGTTGTTGCGCTTGTCCCAACAAGACTACCGTTGACATATAATGCCCATCCAGTTGAAGGATTGAATGTAACACTGACATAATACCAAGTATTAAGACTTTCTGTTCCTGTAGATTGTGACACATCGGTGTAAGAAGAAGTTGTATGATTACCTGCACAGAAAATTGCAGCCCCATTATTAAACCAAGTTGTGTCTCTTGCCTCAGCAGAACATTGTAGATAACCGGCTCCAAATGGCGCACCTGAATTACCACTGGTACCACGAATAACCGCACCTTTGGTATAACTAACACTAGCGTTCATAAATGCGCTAGGAGCTTTGGCCCAATTTTGATTGCTAGAATGGAAATATGCTGTACTTGTTCCTATATTAACCACGTTAGCCGTTGTAGTCCATGGAGTACCTGTTCCACTGCCTGTATAGAATGTAAAATTACGACCATATCCACTTGCATCTGGCCAAGTATTTCCTGATACGTAATTAGCCATATCAAGATTATAGAACATACCGTCTTGAACCATGCCACCATATGGTGTGTTTGAACTCCAAGTCACATTATTATTCATAAACATCATCGCCAACATATTAGTATACTCCTGTGCCGTTAATATACCATGTGTTTGCGGCAGTCATAAGTAATGTTGCCATACCATATGTTGTTACATTTCGTGAAGCACTTGTTGTATTTCCAGCAAGATACATTGTCACACCAACGTTTGGCGTTACTGTGACATTAGAACTTGTATGAGAAACAATTATAATCGATGTACCGTTCGCAAATGTTGTATTTGCTGTCCATGGAATATACAATGATACAGCAGAACCATTTGTATAATACAAGTGTTTACCTGCGTCTGAACTTACCAAAACATAATTAGATGACTGTGGATTTTGTGGTATAATAGTTGCAGCAATATTTGCTTGTACGAAAGCTGCATTTGCTTGTGCGAGAGCCGCAGCAATATTTGCGTTTGCCGATGTCATTGCTCCTTGTAGTAATGCTATATTACTGTTTTGAGAAACGTCTACACCTTGAATAACAATAGTATTTGCTTGTGCTGAATTGGCTGTTGTTCTAGCAACTGAATCTATAATAGGAATTGAATTTGCATAATTGAACGCAGCTTGAGCTAGGTTGGTAGCATTCGTAATGTTTGTATTTTGTGTTGCTTCTATGCCAAATAATGTAACCGTATTTGCAACTGCAGCATTTGCTGTTGAATATGCTGAACTAATGAGTGTGTTTTGACTTGCGTTGATTGTGGCAATAAACTGGTCATTAGAAGTCAATTCATTAGAAAGCAAAGTTAAATCAGCATTAGCTGCATTGTAAGCTGCCTGTGCTAAAGTTCTTGCTGTGTTATCTGTTGCATAACCCGTAAAACTAGTAAGTTGTCGTGTTGAATCTGGAAATTGCAAACTGCCGTCTATATTAAATATCCAATTATTTGATCCATTAGAACCCGCAGAATTTGTTTCAATTACAATATTTGTTGCGGCATATACTGCAGCCGATCCAGAATCTTCTACATAAAAACCTGTTACATCATTTTGTAAATTTGCGGTAAAAGTTGATTCAGTTGAACTTTGTGTATGTAATCCTGCATGATTTGTTAGTAAAATATTAGATGCACCAACATTACCGGTATAACTTGGTAAAATAGAAGCAACATTTGAACCACCATGTGACAATGCAAATGCTTCGGTTGCTAAACGAGAACCACCAGCAGTTGAACCATCATGTACAGTTAGCGTTTTATTCGTTTCATCAATGATTAATTCACCATCAGCACCTGTTATAGTTGATAGTGAAGTATTAGAATATCGTCTAAATCTTAGGGTAGTTGGCATTTTTATTCTTTACAATAAGTCTATGTATTTATTTTCTGTATTTAAGTCAATGATATATGATGTTGTTGACGGTATAACAACGTTAGCACCATTGGCACTTTCAGAAATAATTGTTGTATAGGTGTAACTGTCATTAACATTTGCAGTTGTTGGATTAGGTACAACAATTACTTTAGCTAAATCAACAGGTGTAAATTGATAAGATTCAAATGTATAATTTGCATTGGTACTTGAACCTATTATTGGTCTTGATGATATAAAATTACCAGAAACATTTGTCAATGTCAATCGGCCATTTGTCCAAGATTCAACTTCACCGCTTGCTGTTGCCGTGGATAAATTATAACCTTGATATACGGTTTCACCTAATTTATAGTTGCCAACTCCATTCATTAAAGTCATGTTCAAGATAACAGAATCACTTGGTGATATATCATTTAGAATATTTGTAATAGAAGTTTTAATCAAACCAACACTAGAAATACTTCCATAAATGTATGCTTTGGCTGTAAAGTTTAACGTCCAAATAATCATACGTGTATCTGAATCTCTATTGCCTTCATATACAATATCTTGTTCTGTTCCATTCAATAAGATAGGAACTTCTCTGACTATCCCCATTTCAGGAATCATATTCAATTTGATTGTATAGTCTGGTGTAAAGTAAGACAGTACGTGTTCTAGTACCTGTGACGCATCTTCAATGTTTCTCACATAAAGATACAATTTAAAATCAAAATTATATGGTACCGGATTGTATTGAGCTATTGCTCCATTACTATTTGATACGCCAACGTTTCTGATATTTGTATTTTGTTTTCGTGTTGCATCATAGGTAAAACCAGACATCTCATACGAGAGTCTGGGTAAAGTCATTTGAACTCTTTTATCTAAATCTGGATCGCCTTGTAATCTTTGTACATATAATTCTTTTGTTGCATATGTAATTGGTATAACAAATCTTTCAGATTCTGTTTCATCTGGATTATAACGAACAAGAGTTATATCTTTAAACAGGTCACCAAATGCAACAACTAATTTTCTAATTACTCTGTTGTATGTAGCCATTATAAGCTTCCTAAAGGATTATTTTCTGATGTATCAATAATAATGGAAGCTGAATTTGCTATGTATTCATTGTCATATTGCTCTTTGTTATTTGGATTTAATGTATCATAGTATACTAAATTATATTGAGCATTACTATCTTGTCCTATAATTAAATTATCTGTAACAAAATCACCAAAAATGTTTGTAACACTTAATATATTATTAGGTTGTGACCATGATTGAACTATAGCTGTTGCAGTTGCATTGGCCAATGTTAAATCTGGAGATTGAAACACGATTTCACCAAATGAATAGTCCAAAATTCCTGAAAGACCCCCAAGTTCTACCATAAAATTCAATGTATAACCTACATCAGCAACAATAGAATCCACTTCTGTATCTCCTGTCTGAATAAATTCTTGAGAGTATTTGAATTTCTCTAGTTCCAATTCATAGAAGTATGGTACTTTTCTACCCAACATAAAGAAATCTTTAGTTTGGTTTGTGAATTTAATTTCGTATAACTCACCAGTACCATTTAAAAATGGAATGTAAATCAAGTCACCTTCACGTGGTCTTGTGAAAGTATCTTGTGGTACTCTGTGTGAGAAAGAACGTTTAGACATGATGACAGAAACTTGATTTCTGATTTCAAGACCAAACTTAGAAAAGAATTCTTTTTCTCCAGAATATTCTGTTACATTACTTGGATAAATTTCAATAGCAAAAGCAGCTTTGAATTTCTTAACTGGATCTTCACCGTACAGTAAGTCTCTAGCTTGGTCATTATCATTGGGTAAATAATATACATCTGTGCCCATTATTTTAATGGACTCAACAATTAGGTCTTCAATGATACGTTGTTCGGGTTTTGACCCGTACAAATTAAAATAATGATTCGTTGCCATGTTAGTTCATGAACCATTCTAGTGGTGCACCGTAATTGTTTTCCATTTCTTTTTCAAGTCTTTCAATCTCATCTACGGCTTCTTTTTGAATCTTATCACCATTCAATGTGACGCCACCAGGCAATTGTAGACCTGAAAATTTGGCTAGATTATTTCCCCAACTTCTTTTGATAAGTGCCGTGGCATATTCTTTTAACCAACGGTCATTCCATACTTTGGTATATACCGTAGGATTGATGGCAGCATAACATTCGGCAACTACAACTGTACCAATTGGTGCTTCAGAATAACCCCAAGCCCAATCTATGTAAAGTCTTTGCATATGTCTCTGGAAACGTATTGGAACTTCACCAGTGAACATCAATTCAAGTGAACGTAGATGTTGTTGAGTTAATGTGTAATTGATGTAGGACGCAGAGGTAAAGTCATATAACTCATTTAGACGGAGTTGGTATCTAAGGTCAAACATATTGATGGTTGCCTGTGAATCTTGGACTGGAAATATCCTAGAAACACCAACAATTTCCATTGGATTACCTTGGGCATCTTGTGAACCACTTAAATCTAAGTATCGTTGGTCAACATCTCCCATTACATAACTTGCTACTCCAACACCTGCCGAATGGGTTACACCTGCATTATCGATATAGTTTAAGCCTTCACCTACTGTGAATGGTTGTGAACCTGCAACTAGAAGTGTGGTATTGTTACCTACACCAGTTAGTGTTGCTTGTGAACCTGATGTGGCACCAACAACAATACTAACATTGGCTATAAATGGTGCTACGTTAGCTGTGGTAGTTAAAACGGAACCTGTAATGGCTTTGATGTAATATACTTTTTGTAATCCATCAAAGTGGTAATCTTGCCAGTATTGGAGTGCGTCATCAATACGGTCTTCTACTTGGTCATCATCAACGTTAATTTCAATCGCTGGAAATCCAAGTCTACGTAAGCAATAAGTTTTAAAATCATCTCGGTTGGTAATCGGTGATGCCATTGGAAAAATCTCCTAATTAATCACCTATTTATCTACCAAGATAACCTTCTTTAGAATTGTGTTGCATATTCTAGAATCAAATAGAATAATATACAACTGGATTTTTGCTTGAAGTGCCTGTATACATCAAAGCACAAGTTATTCCGGTATCAGTACTATATGCTAATGATCCTAAAGCATAACCAATTTGATAATTCATTTGTGTTGATGTTTGTATAGTTGTAGGAGTAGCCCATGTTATTCCATCTGTTGAAGTTGAATAACATGGATAATAAACGCCAGTTGATCCACCGTATGCATATCCTATAGTTATAAAAATATTTGCAACTGAATTCCATATTACATCACAAAACATTGATGTGCTTGGAGCTCCACCTACCGAAGCAAAAGGAGCATCAAGAGATCCTCCACTTGACGTATAAGCGGATCTATAATCACTCATTATAACAACTCTGTTTAACTTGGGAGAATAAGCAAAAGGAACTCCGAGGTTGACAACGGTGGGTGCAACACCAGCTGAAACTAATGTAGGAGAGGTCCAAGATGTGCCATTTGTTGAAGTCATGTAAAGTAATCGATTGTCAATAGCATTACGCATACCATAAGATAAAAAAAGTCCAGATGTTCCAAAACCTGAACACCATTTTACAAGAGGCACAATGTTTCCATTTGAACTTCCCCAAGTAGTGGAGAGTGATGTGCTCCACGTTGTTCCATTAGTTGATGTTATAACACCATAATTACCACTGCCAGATCCTCCTGTACATGCCCATAATCCTAAAGCTGGTGACCAATCTAATCCATTTGGACTCCAAGTTCCTACAGTACCATTTCCCCATCCAGTACCACCCCAACCAGGATTTGTAGTTGAATACCAAAATTGACCTGTTCCTACTGTACCAGAGATTGAGTTATCTATACTACCAAAAGTTAATAGTTGATTTAAAGTATTGCTATATGCGCTCATATATTGACCGCCACCAACATAACCAAAACCCACGTTAGCTGCACCACGACCACCTGTCCAATTTTGACCGTTTGCAGGAGGACCAATTGTATTATATTGATTTGGTGCGCTAGAACTTGATTCTGCAATACCAAAAAATATTTGTGCACCACTAGAATATGTTAGAGCACCACCATGAAATCCGCTTCCTGCAATACCGTCACCAGGTAATGATACAGCAGTACTACTAAATCCTTTAAATACGTATGAAACTGCACCACTACCTAATGTAAGACCAAAATTAAATGCTGTTCCAGCTCCTCTAGTTAATAAAGTTGGCATGATATTAGAATTGTGTAAGTGATTGTAGAACCAAATAACTTGGTGCCGATGAGGTTTTTAGTACCGTGTAAGTATAAATGTCAACACCACTTGCATTTCCTTTAGTCGGTATAGCTCCACCTTGCCAATAAGAAGTTATGTTAGTTGAAGAACCATCAACAGTTAAGTTTGAACTCATGTAATATGCACTTCCACCTTGAGTTGTAAGTACCGCCATAGTAGCTACTTGACCTACAGCTAAAACACTATTCAATGTTGTTTGTGGACTAAAAGTTATATTTTGTGACCAATTGCTAGTTGCAGCTACCGTGAAGTATTGCACACCACCAGTGTTTAAATATACTGTGTTTGCTGTATTACATGCAACTGGAATTATATTTGCAGTCTCAATTGCATTTTGTAGAGTTACACCAAATGATCCTGTCGTTCCAAAAAAAGTTGCAGAGTTAGACAAGAATGAACTGGCTGACAATGAAGTGATTGGACTAGTTACATTTAATGATGTGAATGTTCCATTATTTGCAACAATATTACCACTTAATGACAATGTATTGATTGTTGGTGAAAAACTTACATTGGGTGTTGCATATAGATAACCAGTTTTTCCATTGTAGGTAGGACCCAACTGCATGTACATTGGAGTAACATCATTGACAACTGGAAGAACTTGTAACTGTGGTAGTGTTTGCATTTTTTAATTATTAGAATTGTGTTTGTCCTGCTAACACAGTATATGTAGGTGTAGCCGCAGTTTTAATAACTGTATATGAATAAACATCAATACAATTTGTGTGGCCGGCTGTAGGTGCTGTATTACCTTGCCAGTATACAGTAACACCATTAGTTGATCCGTCAATATTTATTGTATTACTGAAATAAGCTGTGCCACCTTGTGTAACCAATATTGCAAAAGATACTGCCTGTCCTACAGATAATACAGAATTCAATGTTGTGCCTGCACTATGAGTCAATTGTTGTGTCCAATTTGCACCAGCAGCAGTTGTATAGTATTGTACCGCACCATTTGACAAATAAGCAACATTGGCTGAATTGATTGCTGTACTAACTAAGTTTGCTGGTTCAACAATACTAGGAACAGATAATGAGGCAGTTGTTGGATTTGCTGCAACACTCAATTGTAAACCATTCCATGTTAATGCGGAACTTGAAGATAGACTAGATCCTGAATAGTATATCAAACCATTTGTTGCATAGGTTGTTACACCAGTTCCTCCAGCAGCAACAGGCAATACACCAGCTGCTATTGTAGTAGGACTTGAAGTTAATAAAGCAAGGTTAGCTGATTGAAAATTGGCCAAACCTGTACCGCCACTAGTAACAGCTAATGGCGTTGTTAGTGATAGTCCGTATGTTCCGTCTAGTGTAATTGACATTTAATAATTCCGATTGATATTAATGTATTTATCGTGCAATTAATAACTTGTAAATAAATAACTTCTACCATTTCCACTATTATCCGATATAAGAGCTATAACATTTCCGGTAGGTGTATTCACATAAGGTAATGGCCATAGTCCTTGAGGTGAAAGTGAAATTGTAGTAAAGGTAGTTGTTGAACTAAAATTTGTTCCATTAAATTTT